TAAGAAATCACACACAGGAACCCACATGGCTGACTTCCTAGCTACCAACGAATTCCCCGGCACTGGGGCAGTCATGCAAGTTGAAATCAACTTTGCTGGACTTCGCCCGGATCTTCCGGGAAACCCTGCTCCTTATCTGGAGACGGACGACGTAAAGGCCGTGATCGTGACACCAGCAACCGACGTTTCTGTCGAGGTGCAGGTTCCTGTCGATCTGGTTAAGGTCAACAACACCACTTTCAACACTGACGTGACCGTTGTTCCGGTCGGTCAGGTTCTGCGTGTGTACCGCGCTACTGACATTGAATTCCCACTCGTGGACTTCGTGAGCCTGCAAGTCGTATCGGAATCCGACCTCGACAACCAAGCTCGTCAGGTGCTGTACGCCGTAATGGAATCCTCGGACAATGCTCAGATCGCTATCGACCGTGCGTCGTTCGCTGCTGAGATTGCTGTCGTTGCGAACATCGCCTCCCTCGACGCCGTTGCACAGGCCACTGCTGCTGTGGATACCGCGAACGCCGCAAGCGCTGCCGCTGCTGCTGCCGTCGTCACAGCCAACGCTGCTGACGCCAAGTCGGACACAGCCCTTGCAAACGCCGCTGCTGCCGAAGCGCACGCTTCTGCGGTAGAAGTGCTCGCTGCCGACGCTGCACAAGATGCGGATGACGCAGCAGCTTCCGCTGTCGTCGCTGTGGGCACTGCCAACAGCGCACTGTCCGTGGCCAACGCCATTGACGCAAAGGCGCAGCTCGCCTTGGACACCTCGGAAGACGCACTGGCAATTGCTGACAACGCGCAGTCCGTGGCCAACGCCATTGACGCCAAAGCACAACAGGCACTTGATGACTCCGCAGCAGCGGTAATCACAGCCAACGACGCACAGGCTACAGCAGATGGTGTTGACGCCAAGGCACAGCAAGCATTGGATGACTCCGCAGCAGCGGTAATCACAGCCAACGCAGCACAGCCGGGTGACGCAACACTGACCGCTCTGGCCGCTCTGGTAACTGCGGCAAACAAGCTTATCTACTCTACTGGTGTGGATGCCTTTGCTCAGACGGATCTTACTGCGTTTGCCCGGACACTGTTGGCCACCGCCGACGCTGCCGCTGCCAGAACCACTCTTGGCGTAATGAACGTCGGCAACGATTACATCACGGGCCTCGCGGTGAACGTGGACAACAACCAGAACGTATACGTTGCCGCTGGGCGGGCGTATGTTCCGGGGCTGGGTAAGGTAGTAACCCTGTCCTCTAACCTCGTGAGCACCCCGACAGGGGCCGCCAACACGTTCATACATGTGTATCTCACAGAAACAGCCGGTGCTGGCTCGTTGGTGTTCTCTTCGGACGAGCCGGTGTTATACGGGTACGGTACAGCTAGGACGCGTACAGGTGATACGTCGCAGCGGTATGTAGGCTCTGTGCGTGTAGGTACAGGTGCGAACATCGTGCCGCAGCGGCACTACACGCACACCGGTCGTATCCATTACACAGCGGCCAACCCCGGTGTCGCCCCGTACCTGATTACGTTCTCCAACAACACCACGACTATACAGACATATCACTGCCGCAACGTAATCCCTGTGTCCGGGTGGAGTGCTTACCTAATTGCATCCGTCGGCTCCGTCGTTACCGTATTCGGTACGCCGGGGCAGGTCAACACCTTGGCCGGCGGTACGTGGATACACACCTCGCGAGTCAACACAACCACGAACTGGGAGCACCCTCTCGATCCGGCGACGGAAACTCGGGAATTCCTGTACTGGAACACCGCTGGCGGTGCAAGCACTACCATTTACTGCACAGCTTACAACTTCGACAGGTGATCTATGTACGCAGTAAAGCCTAACGGCTCTTGCCGAGTGTACTCAGAGCTTAACCCTCTGGAAGACGACGAAATACTTTACGACGACTTACCACAGTTCGTTCTGGACTTGGTACAAGCATACTTAAGAGGGGAATAACTTGGACTCGACCACTGTTGACGTGGCAATGAGAAACGCCCCGCCAGTTACGGTGGTCGGCATGGATTGGTTTATGAACTTCCCGGTAGATACCGCCCTTAAATGGGCAACCCTTGTCTGGATTGTAATTCAGGCGTGGTTCTACCTACGTGACAAACTAAGGAGCAAGTAATGGCAGCATCTAGCGAGCGTTTAGGCTCCCTGCACGATCAGTTCACCATTTACTGGGAGCGCCGTCTGGCGTCCTCGGACCTTGGTATGGACGACGACAACTGGATGCCCTTCACCTCGGCTGATGCCGCTGTGCTGCGTGCCTTCCTGAAGGACAACAACATCACCGCCGAACCCGGTGGCGATAAAGAAGTTGCTGCACTTGGTGCCAAGCTTGAGCGTGAGCTTAAAGGATCTGGCGTATCCAAGCAGGAACTGGACGCCGTAATGGCTGACTTCCAACTTAGCATGGGTGTACAGCACTAGTGGCACAAGAACTTCTCCGTACTGCGCGCCATGCGCAGTTGGAGTTGTTGCAAGAAGTCTACTATCACCGCCATTTTCGCTGTTTGGTTCTTGATTAAGAACCCGCAAAACCGTATCCTTATTATCTCCGCTGGTGGGAAACAGGCGAACGAGATTTCAACACTCGTGACCCGAATGATACTCTCGTGGGATATTCTGGAATGCTTACGCCCCGGTCCAGATGATCGAACCTCCGTAGAGGCTTTCGACGTACACCGGGATTTGAAAGGGATTGACAAATCGCCCTCTGTGGCCTGCATCGGGATCACCGGCAACTTGCAAGGCAAGCGTGCTGACCTCCTGATTGCGGATGACATTGAGTCCGCTAAGAACTCCCGTACTGCGCTGATGCGTGAACTGCTGCTCAACCTGCTGCGCGACTTCCCGTCGATCTGCGTGGGTCGTGAGGGGCAGCCGCCTAAGACTGTGTTCCTAGGAACTCCGCAGACTGACAGCTCCGTATACAACACGCTCCCCGGCTCCGGGTACTGCGTAAGGATTTGGCCCGGTCGTTATCCGGGTATAGACGAGGATGGTGCCTACGGTGAGAACCTGGCCCCTATGATCCGTCGGCGTATGGAAGCAGACCCGTCCCTGCGGACAGGCTACGGCCCCACCGGCAAGTCCGGCCAAGCCACTGACCCTGACCTGCTCGACGACCAAGCTCTCTGCATCAAGGAGAACAAGCAAGGTCCGGCTTACTTCCAGCTCCAGCATATGCTGTGTACGCTCCTTAGCGACATGGCTCGTTATCCGCTGAAGGCAGCACACGTCGTTGTGATGCGCCTAGGCGAGCAGCTTCCGATGCACTTCGTCAGAACGACGGACGCACAGGGGCTACGACAGTACCAAGTCGGCTCCATCAAGTTCCAGATGTCCAGCACCTCGTTCGTGTCGCCGGAAACGGCCAAGCCGACGGGGCGCGTGTTGGCAATCGACCCTGCTGGTGGCGGTAAGAACGGTGACGAGACTGGTATAGCAGTAGCTGACCAGCTCGGCGGCAACATCTTCATCCGTTACGCTGGCGCCGTTCGCGGTGGCTACGACACGGATACCCTGACTCAGATCGTGGACATCTGCAAACGCTTCCGTCCAGACACGATCATCATCGAGAAGAACATGGGCCACGGTGCGTTCACACAGGTGCTGCTCCCGCTGTTGCGGGCTGCAAGCGTACTGTGCAGCGTACAGGACGTGTTCAACACAGGCCAGAAGGAACAACGTATTGCAGACACCATCGAGCCCGTAGCGGCCCGTGGCTCCCTCGTGTTTGACGAGGATGTAATCGCTGAAGACTGGGCCAGTACCTCGCACTACCCGGCAGACAAGCGCCAGCTCTACACGCTTGTTCACCAGTTCACCAAGCTGACCCGCGACCGTGGGGCTCTGGCCAAGGATGACCGACTCGACGCCCTGTCGATGGCGATTGCCTATTGGGTTAAGACTCTCGGACAGGACAGCGAGCTTGTGGCTGCTGCGGCCCGTGAGGCTGAGCTGCTGAAGATGTTCCAAGACCCAATGCACTACGCTCGCTGCCATGCCTATGGCTCGCAGCAGTCCCGCTTTCCCTCGACTATCAAGAGACGTAAATAATGCGCATCACTGACCTTCCATCGCTCGGCCCGCACGCTCGTTCGCACAACATCCGCAAGGACGTTGCACAGGTGCTGAGCCAGATCGGCATTGCCGCTGAGCGCGGCTCTGACCCGTCTGACCACATCAAGGCGTTCAAGGACTTCTTGGGTGCCTGTGCCAAGGAGCTGAAGCGTATTGAGTCCGCCAAGACCCGTGCTCTGGTATCCAAGCCGGACCCGCAACTCTCCCTCGACCTCATCTAAGGCGATCCCATGAAACCCAGTGACCTCCCGGCATTCGGGCAGTTCTTCAACGCAGAGCGTCTGCGAACGGAGGCGGCGCGAGCTGCCTCGCACTTCCAGACCGTCGCTGCAAGGCGCGGCAACCTGAGTGGTGTCCCAGCCTTCCTGCTGGCAGTAGACGCCCTGCGCGATGCTGTGGCTGCCATCGTGGCTGTGTGGATGGGCCGACCTACCGGCCTGAAGGTCGCCGTTCTCGGTGACTCCATCGCCGCCAGTAACTCCAGCGCAACCAGTGGTACAGAGGCCAACGGCTTCCTGTCGCACGCCTTGCGAGCTTGTGGACAACGCTTGAAATTCGATCACACCCGTAACTTCGGTGTGGGCGGCGACACGTCCGTGATGTCTGAAGCTCGCCTCGCTGCGATGGCGGCTGCCGGTACTGACCTTTGTGTCGTACACGTCGGTACAAACGATCGTGGCTCAGCGGACCTTACAGCCGCGCAGACGATGGACTCCCTGATCCGTATCCGGGACTTCTGCCTAGACGCAGAGATTGCCGTGATCTTCATGGTCCCGCCACCACGCGGCAACGCTACCTATGCTGACAAGATCCTGAGTGCGCCGCAACTGGCGAACCATAAGGAAGTCCGTCAGCGCCTGCTGGCTGAGTTTACTCAGACCGGTGTAGGCGTGGTAGACACCTGGCCTTTGCTGGCCGTGGACCTCGCTGTGGGCGATCTGAACGTGGCTTACACTACCGACGGCCTGCACCCGAACGTCCTAGGGGCGTACTACTGGGCTGTGCCGCTGGCGACCAAGATCACCGCTATGGCTGATCCAACCAACGACATCGGTGTAGCTGCATCCGCAACCATCGTCACGTCCAACTGGGCTCTGGCGGGCACTGCCGGTTCTCCCGGTACAGGCGGCTCCGGTGAAATGGCTGACGGGTACTCCGGCGCCAACGCAACCGGTACCACTGGCGTCACTCGGACTTACTCGAAAGTGACTGTCGGCGGTAAGCTCTGGCAGCAGATCGTCGTCGGCGGCATTGCGGCCACGTCCGCTGCTTCCATTGACCTGATGCGTCAAATCTCCTTGCACACACTGGTTGTTCCCGGCGATACTTATGAGGTTGTCGGTGAGTACGAAGTTGATGCTGGAACCACGAACGTCCTGTCCCTGCAAGCAGGCTGGCAGACCCTTGGCGGCGCTACCCCGCTTAGCATTTGGGACCAAGACCGTTACCAAGACGGCGCGCTTTACCCTGCCATTGCGCAGTCCGGGCAGTTCCGCTCCCCGCCTCTCGTCATGCCCGCTGATGCAACGGACCTCCGTATGCGAATCTCGGCATACCTGAGCGTGGCCGGTGCCCCTTCCATGACCCTGCGTGTACGCGCACTTGAACTTCGTAAGGTAGTATGATATGCAAGC